CAGTTCATGAAGGACTTCTTTTTCAATCTGCCACAAGATTGTAACATTGCTTTGGTCGAAGGTAACTACGAACGTGTACCCCGTGGCATCGTGACGCTAAATTCGTTTCAAGTTTCAACCAAAGACTTGACTAATAAGTTTATTCGAGGGACTTATAACAAGGAAGTGAAAGACGAGAACGGTCGTAAGATCAATGAGGCGCATAGCGCGCGTTTATTCTCCATCCCTTTACACATCACGTACTCGGTCGAGATAAGGTTTGACACGATGAACGAGGCCTTTAAATTGACCGATATGATCTTAGACACGTTCTATGCTAATCGCGTGTATTACTTCCAATATCGTGGTGTGCGCATTCCGGCCCAATTCCGTTTTCCGGATTCGGCTGACATCAACAAAAACTACAAGTTCGATTATAACTCAGCACCGGACAACTATGCCAGCATCAAGATGGCCGTCGTGATGGAAACTTATTTCCCATCGTTCGATAAGACATCAGATCGCAAACGGACCAAGGTCATGACCCAAGCCCAATCAGGTACGATCAATGCCGACACCGGTCAACCATTGACTAACTGGGGTCCGTTCGTCGATCAGAATACCAAACCACCACTGTACAATCCACCACAAGACTCGACCAACGTTTAACGCAGTGCGCTTTAATCAAAGTTGGTTTCCAGTTTAAAATCAAAGTAAGCGAAAGTCAGATCAAAGGATGTGAATTCTGGCGTATTGGAACTATACGACAGTTTGATGCCTGACATGCCGGTCCATACTGGTTTGTTAAACACCACACTAGACACGGCATAGCCTTCGTTATTAAGTAAGTCTAAGCGAATTGGGCCAACGTATTCACCGTGCCCATCGTTGCGTGGATTAACGCGTGGACCTAAACTCTTGCCCGTATTTTTGGCTTCCACGTTGGTGAAGTCCAAATAGTTCAAGGCATTGTCTAACATGATGAAGTAATTCAAGAAAGCATCGGTCAATTTGAACGTGATGGTGATCTTGCGTTCGAACAAGTCAGGAATTGGCACCGAATTTTTGTAATCCTGTTGCTTTCCACCGACGCGCGTTTGGGAGACGGGTTTCATGTCAAACCCTGGAAACGTTGTGCCTTGGGCAGTTGAGTTAACAAAATCGTCCAGCGTATCATAAGGCATGATGAGGCTTTGAAAATACTTCTTGTACTTTTCACGCACCGAGTCGGCGAAGAAATCGCGCGGCAAGGTTATCATTAACGAGTTTTGACGGCTATTGAGGATCAAAGTAAGCGGGTTTGTTCTGGCTTATTTATTGAACCGATAAATATCGTAAAGCAAGCCCGGGTTTAATAATGGCATCAAACAGTTCAAAGACGCAAGTCAATCTTAATCTTTTCACGACGCTTCGTGTTTTTATAACCGACATCCTCGGCGAGACCGTTCAATTTTTACAAACGACTTTCAAACAAGCCAATTCCGTCTTTACGCTGGCTTCGCCTTTTGGTCAAATCTTACTGGTCTTAGAGAACTTAGCCCAGTTGATCTTCTACTACATTGAAGATTCAACGACCGAGCAAAACATCTTTGAAGCTTCGCGTCCAAGTTCGGTCTATTCATTAGCCAGTTTAGCCGGTCACAACCCAACACGAGCCATCGGTTCGGCCGGTGAAGTGCAACTCCGCTCGATCGTGGGTGCAACTGACTTACCGGCTAACAAGGTCGTCATGCCGAACTACACCCGTTTGGTTTGTCTCAACAACAACTTAACTTACGTCGCCATATTGCCCCAGGATTCGGTCACTTTTTCAGTTGTCGGTATCGACAACAACATGAAGTTCCAGATCAAACAGGGCAACATTGAGGTCCAAACTTTCCAAGCCACTGGCGATCCATTTTTCAGCTGCCAGATCGGTTTTCCCAACAACTTCATGATCGATCACTTCTTTGTCAACGTTTACGTCAATGGTGTCAAATGGAAGAAGTACGATTCGTTATTGGACATCCCGTTGAACGCCCAAGGTTATTTGACCCGCACCGGTGTGTCCAACGGTTTGGACATCTTCTTTGGTAACAAATCGATGGGTGCCATTCCACCGGCCGGTGCGATCATCACGGTTGAATACATCGTGACCGATGGCGCGGCTGGTAACTTGCGGACCGATGATCCAACGCAAATCTATTTCCAATTCAAAGATACGGTCTTCACAACGTTAGGCGATGAGATTAACCTCAACCAATACGTTGACATCTTAACGACTAACCCACCACAGTTTGGTGTCGATCCCGAACCGTTAGCTTTAACGCGTTTGGTGGCACCACACACGTCCAGAAGTTTTGCGTTGGTTAACACCGGTAACTACGAGATCGTGTTGGCTAAGATGCAACTGTTCTCGACCGTCCGCGTGACGATCGATGACATGGATCCACGTATGGTTGACCTGTTCCTGATCCCTGACACCAAGAAATTTTATTCCAACGGTGAAGATTATTTCCGCATCGATACGAACCTATTTGTTTTATCCGATTTTCAGAAGAACCAAATCTATCAATACATCGCTCAGTTGGGCACGCAGTTGATCTCGACCGATTATCAAATCATCGATCCGATCTTACGTCGTTACGTGCTGAACGTGTCGGTCATCACCTTTGATGACACCGATCCTGAGACGTCTAAGGCCGACATCATCAATGCCTTAGGTAACTATTTCATTAGCGCGTCGAGAACCAATCGCATTCCTAAGTCGGATTTGATTGCTGTGATCGAAGCCTTAAATAGCGTGGATTCGGTGGCCATCAACGTGGTGTGTGAACAGAACGAATTGAACAAAGCTGTCAATCCGATGGCCATCGACGTGGGCGTCGATGCGTTCAACGACATCATCATTCAACCCGATGAGTTTGCCGTCATCCGTGGTGGTTGGACCGATCGTTACGGTAACCAATATGCCGTTGGTTTAAGTGACACCCAATTGGGCGCCGTTAACATTCAGATCGTTGACCAAGTCCCGCGTAATAGCAACCTGGTTGCTTATCAAAACACCAACACTCTATGATAAAAAATTCACCGTATCGTGCCGTCTTTAAGCGCCACGAGAAACGTTTATACTTAGGTTACGATTACACGAAGACCATCATGCAAAAGTCGCTGTCCAACCAGATGTTTGGAGCATCGGCCACGATGGACAAGTTCATCAGCGCGATCAACGACGTGATGTTCAACTGCATTGAAGACGTGAAGCAAATTAAAATCTTTCGTAATGCAGCTGTAGATAAGTATGAATCCGAAATCAACTAAGGAACTTAAACAGTAATTATGCCAGCACCGAATCAATCACCTTTCGATAAGGATAAGAAAAAGAAGATTAAGAACGAGCTCGAGGACCTGCTGTCCCAATATGGCAACGGCCAAGACCTCGAGCAAGAAGTCGTTAACCAACAGTTGCAAGAGATCGTTCAAGCACCACCGTTGGACTTTGAAGAGATGCACAAGAGTTTCATGAAACGGGCGACCGACATCACCAATTCGGTTTTTGATTTCTATGTCTCCATCGGCATCTTAGACAACCATGAGTACTTGAAACAGAAAAAGGCGATGGACGAGCATAACATCTCGAACATCTTTTTCCAGGTCAAGACGATCAAGTTTTCGATCGAGAAGATCATGCAAGAGATCAATGCCGGTTCAACGCACCCACGGTTGTTTGAGGTCATGGGTCAATTGCAAGACAAGTTGGCCAATGCGATCAAGACGCAAGCCAACTACATTCTATTTTTGGAAGATTCGTACAAAAAAATGAAATCTGATGTTGAAGTCCGTAACAATCAGTTGGGTGTACCGAACGCTGCACCGGGTTTACCTGCACCGTCAAACGATCAGGTATATGTCGCAGCCGGCACGAAAAACATCATGAAAACTTTGCGGGGTGAACCGACCGTGGCTGAATTTGAGGTGACCGAAGAGGTCAAGTTGACGGACCCAAAAAAAAAGAACGAGTTACTGGAAGAGGTTGGCATGGGTCATCTGGTGGTTTTAGAGGATGATGAAGAAGACGATTTTGCCGGTGACATCGACGAAATAATTTAAGCCTATGAGAGATTTTCTTTCAAATAGTAATGGCACGAGTCCGATCAAGCTTTCAAGCTTGGAAGAACAACCAAGCAACAGCATCGTGTGGACGTCGGCCAAAGTGCAAAAGATCCTTGATGACCACGAGGCCGGTCTGATCGACATTAAGAGCCTCAAAAATTCCCCGTTTAAAGATAACGATCAATCCTGGAAAAAGGCCAACATTGTGTGGGAATACACGCCTGAAGAGATGGCCGAATTACGCCGTTGCATGACTGACATCGTATATTTCGCCGAGAAGTACTGTGCCATCATGACCGAAAACGGTGTCCTTAACGTCAAGCTTTATAACTATCAAAAAGAGGTCATACAGACGTATAAACGCGAGAATCGCGTCATCTCGATGCAATCGCGTCAGTCCGGTAAAACCTGGATGTCAGCCATCTTCATCACTTGGTACACAATCTTTAACTTTGATAAGAACACGATGGCCATCGCGGATAACGGTGCGACGACCAAAGAGGTCATTGACAAGATCAAGACGATCTTTGAGAATTTACCTTTCTGGTTGAAACCGGGTTGCATCACCAACGCCGTTATGACGTTGAAATTTGACAACGGTTGCCGAATCGTAGGTCGTTCCACGACCAAGAAATCGGGTATCGGTTTTAACATTCACTTGTTATACATTGACGAGTTTGCGCACATCAACGAAGCGTATCTTGATCACTTTTATCGCTCGATCTATCCGACCATTTCGGCGGCATCTAACTCCAAATTAATCATCACCTCGACACCTAACGGTCAAAATAAATTCTATGAAATTTATCGTGACGCAATGGATAAAAAGTCGAAGTTTGTACCATTACGTGTGGACTGGTGGCAAACTCCAGGTCGGACCGAAGAGTGGCGTAAGAAAGCCATCGCGGAAATGGGTTCAGAAGAAGCCTTCAACCAGGAATACGGTCTACAGTTCTTCTCGTCCGATAAACTGTTGTTGCACTCCAACGACTTGAAAAAGATCGATAAGATGAAGGTCAAGTACGTCAAACCGTATTACCCCGATTTAGGCGAGCAATATCATCACTTCTTGGAACACTTTTTGGTCCATCCGAACTTTGCTGGTAAGACGCAATCGGACATCAAGAACGATCCCAACTATTACATCTTCTCGATTGACACGGCCGACGGTTTGGCCAAAGATAACCTGGTGCTAAACATCTTCAAGTTTGTGCCGTTACCGATCAGCATGTTAAAGCCCATCAAAAACCTGATCAAGGATAAAACTGACATCTTTGGTTTGGTGCAGGTGGCTGTTTATTACACCAACGAGATCAACATTAACCAATTCTGTGACGTCATTGACT